AAAAAAAACCTAACAGGACCGAATACTATTGTTACATCATAGGAGCGGACATCATTCGAGTTTTAGTACATAACCGAGGATACGGTCACGGTCATCACGCCAAGAAACTTGAGGAAAGAGAGAGGAGAAATCGAAGTCAAAGAGCTTGGAGGAATGAGCTTGTTTACCTTGTTGGACGTCAAGAGAGCGAGCGTCTGACTCAGTAAGGATCATCAAACCAAGGGGCAGAGACAAGTCACCAACTTCAGTGAGTGAAGCAGGAAAAGCGTCAACTAGGGAAGCCGTATATGGTGTGAGATCGGAAATGTGCAAATTCAACCAGCGGAGAAAGCTGGAATGGTTAGCACCCCAAGAGTCGGGGGGTAGAAGATCAAGGGAAAGAGAGAAAGGAGAGGAAGTGGGGGTCGGTGTTCTGGGATCAGGCGGAGGTTGCCACTCGTCATCGTTTCTGTCAGGAGAGACAGAATGAAAACGTTGACGAGGCCTGGGAGCGAGTGGAGGTGAGAACTCACGACTTGCGTGAGGAGGAGTATGGACAGACGGTCTACGTCTGCGGGGAGAAGGTTCCCGGGAAACCGGTGAGGGTTGCCTGGGGGGCGAACTCGTCCCTCGACGGGGCCCAGCAGTCGAAGCTGAGTCCTACCAAGGTTTGATGGCCCGGATGCCGTGGACGTGAAACTTGAACTTCACGAGCACGGTTCCGGCATTCGGAGAGAAGAGCAGCAAGCTGGGAGGCTCGCCGGTCAACGTCTTCGGATGGAGGATCTGGGAAACGCCAACAGGAAAGTCGACGCGTTCGCGGGGAGTGTAAGTGGTCGTCATGGAAGGTGCCATGCAAAGACCGATACCCTTGGCAGGGTCATCGGTGGTAGGCGCCGACCATGAGTCGGGGATCAGAGCAGCGTAACAACTTCCGGAGAAGGAAATTGTCACGTCCGAGACTGCAACATGAGCACGAGAGGCGCCGTAATTTTTGTAGACTTGGAGGTCCACAAATTTCACGACGGAGTGCTTCTTGGCTTCCAAAAGAACTAGGAAACCAGTGTCGAAGGTCTCGGTGGTGAGGTCACCGAGGGGGCCGAGGATGCCTTGAGGGTTAGCCATTGATCGTACAGGTGGGACAGGAAAAGAGTGAGGATGTCGAAAATGTATTTACAAAAGATAATAAAGGCTTGTAGGTTAAGCCTCCACACCACTAAGCTGAAAGTGCTTGATGATGCGGGCAGGGAGTAGGTACAGAGGTACATCGCGCCAGGAGGAAGGGTCGCGATTGTATTTGAGATGGGGAACGAGAGAAGGGTGTTGGTAGCAAAAATTCATTACCCAACTTTGCGCTTCAAGCGCAAGTGGGGGGAGAAAGTCGTAGAGTGCGTCACCGCACTCATAAGCAAATTGGGCTTCAAGAAAATAATTATCTAAAACGGAATGAAGATCACCTCGGGCTTGCCGATAGGCGATCTTGATAGCGAGAAGGATTGGATGCCGGACTGCACCACAAGGGTACAGGAGCCAGCCACAAAATTCGGGAATGATTGTGTATGCCGTTTTACCTACCAGGGTAAAATAGCGAGAAAGTTTTGGCCATGAATCGCGTTCAGTGAGACGACCGAAAAAGATCGAGTCGTCGCCACTGTAAGCGCAGGCCATTTTGGGGTCAATGTCATAGCGAAGGGTCATGTACGCCATGTTCCAGAAAGTGTTGAAGTCGTAGGTACCGAATTCACCAGTAAACCGCATGACAGCGCTGAACCCAAATTGGGTGCGCATGTGCAGCTTGATAAATTGGTACATTTCCATGAGATCTGGAGGGATCCCACAGTACGACATGAACGACAATTCGAAAGCAAGAGTCTCTTCAGTACAACTCT